ACGAGAAGTAGTATCATTAGCCAATAGAGATTTACCGACACAAGATGGTAAGCTTATAGAATTACAAGCGGCTATTGCCATAAGACCCAAAATAAAACAAATTATAGATGCAGAATACTTACCTTTTGCAGACCAGGTAGTAAGAGAGGGATTTAACAAACAAGCTAAAAGAATAGAAAAAGCTTTTAAAAGAATTGGTAATATACCTGTTGAGTTTCAAGAACTGACTAAGGGTGATTTAGCTTTAGTACAAAATTTAAAGCAACAATATTACACACAATTCAAAGACGTATCAAATACTTTTACAAGAAGATTATCAGAAAAGGTTTATCAGAATACTTTAGTTGGTTCTGAATTTACAGTTTTAGAAAAAGAACTAAGACAAACTGTTAATGGTATTTATGCAAGTTCAGATGATGCAGAAGCGAATCGTTTAGTAAAATTTATAAATAATAATAAAAACAAAAAGTCTATGCAATCAAGAGTTGATAAAGCAGTTCAAACATTACAAACTAAATTTGCTAGAGATCGTGCTGGTGAGAATATGAAAAGATATGCTGGTCAGATATTAAACGACTCTTTACGTGATTTTGATGCTACTTTGAACTTTAATAAGTCAAAAAATGCTGGTCTTACATTTGTCAAATATTATGGAGATGTAATACCCACAACACGACAGATTTGCAGAAATATTGTAAATGGTGTAATAAAATCTAAGAGACGAGATGGTCTTTTTACGATTGATGAAGTTAGACGAATATGGTCATCAAGAAGTTGGTCAGGCAAAAAAGCTGGAGACCCACTTATAGTTAGAGGTGGTTATAATTGTCGTCATCAATGGAGTTACGTCAATCCTGATTGGTATGATAGTAGCGGTGAACTAATAATATAGGAGTAAAAATGTCAGAAGAAAAAAAACAAGAAACTTCAGCACCTGTTGAAGTAAAAGAACAACCAAAAGAAGAAATAAAAGCAGAACAAAAATTGTTCACACAAGAACAATTAGATAACATACTTCAAGCTAGAATAATGTCAGAACGAAAGAAGTATGAAAGAAAAATGGAAGAAGAAGATAAACAAAAAACAGAACTTCTTAAACAAAAACAATTAGAAGAAGCTAAATCAAAAGCTGAAATAGAAAAGCTTATGAAAGAAAGAATAGCTGAAAAAGACTCTGAAATATCAAGATATAAAACAGAAATCAAAAAAGAAAAAATTGATAATTCTATTTTATCTGTTGCATCAAAGAACAATGCAATCAATCCTCAACAAGTCGTTCAATTAATTGAAAGAGAAGTAAAATTAAATGATGATGGAAGAATAGAGGTACTTGATAATAATTCTAATGTAAGATATAACCCAAAAGGTGAACTCTTTACAATAGAAGATAGAGTTAAAGAGTTTCTAGATACGAACCCACACTTCCGCAATGCAACAGTACAAGGTTCAGGAAGTAAAGCAAGTATCGGTGGTAATACTGTAAAACCCTTAAATATTCAGGACTTAGACCTTAATAAACCCGAAGATCGTAAAGCCTATGCAGAATATAGGAAGAAGCGAGACTCAGGTGCTATTAAGATTAATTTAAACAATTAAAATATAAAGGAAACTAACAATGGCAAACGAAAGCACAAGTTCTACGCTATCGGAACTATATACAGAGATAGTGGCAGAAGCTCAATTTGTTGCACAGGAACAATCCATTATGAGAAATCTTGTAAGAAATTACGCGATCTCAGGTGGCGGTAAAGCGGTAGAAGTACCAATTTACGCGGCAGTTTCTGCGGCGGCAGTATCAGAAGCTTCTGATTTATCAAACACAGCGATTGACCCATCATCAGTTACAATCACAGCTTCAGAAGTTGGTGTTATGACTACACTTACAGACTTAGCAAGAAATTCTGCTCCAAGAAATGTTGCGGCAGACATTGGTAGATTGTTCGGTGAAGCAATTGCAAAAAAACAAGACACAGATATGACAGCATTATTTGATGGTTTTTCAACAGCTATCGGAGACGGAACAGCGGCTATCACAGCGGCTAAAGTTTTTGCGGCAGCTTCTGATTTAAGATCAGCGGCATTGAATATCAATGAATGTGCAGTAGTCTTACACCCTAAAATTGCTTACGACTTAAAAGCAAACTTAACTAATACATTTGCAAACTCAAACGCAAACGATTTAGCTAACGAAGCTTTAAGAAGTGGTTTTGTAGGAACATTAGCTGGTATGAGAGTATTTGAAACTTCAAATATGTCTAATACAGGTAATGCTGGAGACTATAAAGGTGCGGCATTCCACAGAGATGCTTTAGCAATGGCAGAAATGCAAGGGCTAAAAGTAGAAACTCAAAGAGATGCTTCATTAAGAGCAGACGAGATTGTAGCGACAGCAGTATATGGCGTAGGAGAAATCCACGATTCATATGGTGTAGAGTTACACTTCGACTCATCAGTTCAGTAATAATTGATTTCTTGTGGGGTAGAAATACCCCACGAGTCTAACAGGAGAATATATGGTAAAAATGAAAATTGAAAAATCAGCAACAATAAAATTAAAAAAGGGTAACAAAGTAATTGAGAGAACTTTGATAGACTATAATTCAAACAAAAGAGTATGGGAAATTAGAGGTTTCAAACCCGTTCAAGATGAGGTAAAAGTAGAAAATAAGGTTGATAACAAAGTTGTTAGTTTAAAACCAAAGAAGAAAACAAGGAAAAAGAAATGAACGAGTGGATTATATTTAAAATTAGAAAATGGTCAAAATGGGCTTGGGTAAAAGCTAAAAATAACCCAATGTATTCTATACCAATAGCAATAGTAATTATAATTATATTAGGAAGTTAATATGGCTAATTATACAGGTGCTAACGTAATTGTCGCTGGAGATGTAACAAAGTATCAACCTGATGCTTTTGGTTTTGGTATTGCTTCAACAGATACAGAAGCAACTAATTTCTTTGCACAAACAACAAACGATATTTTAAGAAGATTAAGAATAGAATGGTGGTCTGTATATAAAACTAATGTCTATACGGATATTACAGTTTTAAATACAAACGAAATGGTCGATACAAAAGTTAATTTAGACCAATTTGAACGTGCTGGTGTTTATTTATTTTTAGGTAGATTCTTATGCCCCGCTTTATCTAAATTCAGACCTGAAACAGAAAAAGATAGATTTGAAAGAATGGCAGAACATTATATGTCAGAATATAATCAAGAGTTTAGAGATATATTAGAAGATGGTGTAGAGTATGATGCGTCAGGGGACGGAACTATCGTTAAGAACGAAAGAGAGTCTTTACACGGTTCAGGACGATTAGTTAGATAATGGCTATTGGTATAAAGATTAAAACCAACTCAAAACATATAGAAAAAAGATTTAAAAGGTTACAATCAAAGTTTCCTAAAATTATTGATAAAGGAATATTACAAGCTGGTTTTCAATTATTAGATATTATTAGAACTAAAACAGCAAAAGGTATTGATGTTAATTCAAGAAAATTTGCACCTTATAGTTCAAGCTATTTAAAAAAATTAAACAGAGAGGGTAAAAAGACAGCAGTTGATTTATTTTATACGGGTCGTATGTTAAGTGCATTAACACCAAGTAACAGAACAGTTAAAAAAACAGGAAAAAATAAAATAACTTTAGGTTTTTCTAATGCTGAAATGAGACAGAGAGCATTATTCAATCAAGTTTTAAACGAACCTAAAAGAGTATTTTTTGGCTTTAATGATAGAACAGAAAAGATTATACAGAATACATTTAACAAGTTTATAAAAAAACAATTTAGAGATATGAAATTATGAGTGTAAGAGAAAACATAGCATCTAATTTACTTACTGTTATAGGTAACATATCTAGCCCAGCAGTTAAAAAAGCTACTAGACAACCTTTTCCAATAGACGAATTATCTGAACAGCAATACCCAGCAGTTATAGTTCAAACATCAGAAGAAACTAGAGACGATTCGGAATTAGGTAGTGGTGCAAGAACAAGACACGGCACGATTGATTTTATCATATCAGGTTTTGTTAAAGGTGCAGAAACTAATATAGACACTAAAAGAAACGAGTTAATCACAGCTATTGAAACTGCTGTAGAAACTGATATTACAAGAAACGGAAACGCTTTAGATACAATGGTTGTATCTTGTGAAACTGACGAGGGTTCTTTATTTCCTGTTGGTGGCATTAGAATGACAATCAGATGTATGTACGAGTATCAATCAGGAACACCATAAGGAGAAATAAATGGATAAAATTATAAACAAAATACAAAAGAAAATAGATGCAATAGAAAAATTACACGATAAGGAAAGTCTCATGTGTGAGGAAGTCAAAGACTTACTTGAAGAATTAAGAGAAAATCAAGTAGAGGAAGAAAATTTAGATGATGAGGATTTTGACGAAGAAGAAATTGACGAGGACGAGGATAAGTAGTAAAAGGATTTATTATGGCTAAAGATATTAAATTATATAAAGATGGGAACGAAGTAACAATTAACGAAACTCAACTTGAAAATTTTATAGCACTTGGTTATAAGCAACAAAACGAAAAAAAAGATAAACCAAAAAAGGAAAATAAAAAATGGCAACACATCACGGAAAAGAAGGTGTAGTTAAAGCGGGTGGAACTGCAATCGGGGAACTGACGGGGTTCACTTTAGAAACTACTGCTGATGTTGTAGAGGATACTCAATTATCAGATGCAACAAAAAGTTTTTTAGCTGGAAGAACATCATTCTCAGGAACTTTAGAAATGAGTTATGATGAAACTGATTCACCACAACAAACTTTAACTGTTGGAAGTTCAATAGCTTTTATCTTATTACCTGAGGGCGATACATCAGGAGACGAAAGCTTTACAGGTTCAGGAATTGTAACAGGTATGTCAGTTAATAATGCTATGGACGCAGTAATTACTAGATCAGTTACTTTTCAAGGAACAGGTGCTTTAACTAGAGGAACTGTCTAATATTAATTTATGTCAGTAATTGACCGAGTTAAAAGCCACTTTGAGTCGCTTCAAACGATTACGATTGAAGTTGAAGAATGGAAAGACGAACACGGCAATCCATCAGTATTTTATTCTGAACCTTTAACATTGGAAGAAAAGAATATTATTTTTAAGAAGTCTAGTAATTTTCAAGACTTAAATGTTCTTGTTGATTTGCTTATAATGAAACTACAAGTAAAAGATGATAAAGGTAATCTTGTAAAAGCATTTAAACCTGAAGATAAATTTGCTTTAAGAAAAAAAGCAGACTCTAATGTTATTGCTACTGTTGCCAATAAAATTCTTGTAGATACTAATTACGAGGAAGCCGAAAAAAAGTAGAAAGCGACCCTGATACGAGGTCGCTGTTAGTCATAGCAGACAGATTACATCTCACAATTCAAGAAGTTTTAGATATGCCTGTAAGCCATTATAATCTTTGGTTAGCTTACTTGAAAAAAGAACAAGATGAGTATAAAACTAAGAAATCACTAGCTGAAGCAAAAAGGTATAAAACATAATGGCAAACGAAAGACTCAATATAGACATAGTAGCACGAGATAAATCTCAACAAGCATTAGGTAGATTACAAGGAAACTTACAAAGAGTTAAACAATCTGTATTTAATTTAAGAAATGCTTTTATAGGATTAGGTGCCGGAGTAGTTATTAAAGGATTTGTTGATGCTGGAATACAAGTAGAAAATTTATCAGTACAATTAAAAACATTATTCGGTTCTGCACAAGCTGGAGAAAAAGCTTTAAGATCAATTACAAAATTTGCGGCTGGAACTCCCTTTGAATTATCTAATATACAACAAGGTGTAACATCATTAGCAGTTGTTAGAAAAAAAGCTGAAGAAGCTGGTTTAACATTTGACGATTTATTAACTATAACAGGAAACGTAGCCGCACAAATGGGTGGAGATTTTGCATTTGCGGCTTTCCAAATTCAAAAAGCATTTAGTACAGGTATTGCGGCGGCAGAAGCACTTAAAGAAAGAGGTATTGCTGGTATGGCTGGTTTTGAAGCTGGTGTAAGTGTCAATGCTATAAACACAATTAAAAGAATGAATAAATCTTTTGGTAAAGGTGGAGAATTTGGTAATTTAATGGACGAACTTTCTCAAACATTGTTTGGAACTATATCAAATTTAAGAGACGCATTTTTTATATTTCAGGTTGATGTTGCACAAGGTTTTTTTGGTGCATTAAAAGAAAACTTAGGTGATCTTAAAAAAACAGTTGAAGCAAACAGAGAGGAAATTAAAAAATTTGGTGCAATGATAGGTGCTGGTTTAAGTTCAGCAATACAATTTACTGCTAAAGCCGCTAAATTTTTGCAAGACAATTTATCACTTATAATAGAAACAGTTAAAATTCTTATAGCATTTAAACTAATTAAATTTTTTCATAATCTTTCAACAGCAATAATGGCGGCAAGAGGTTCAATGTTGCTTTTTAATAGTGCTGTTAGAAAAAATCTATTAATAGCTGGTGCGGCAGTTTTAATTACTCAGCTTGATAAGATAATTAAATC